CTGTAAAGCAAACTCATCAGGTCCCTTCATTGTACCACAGATATGCAATTCACCTGTTCCTATATCTATTTCATCTATTCTATGAAAGTGTCCAATCATTACACTATCAAACTCTATCTCTGCATCGTTATCCATAGCATCTTCTATTTCTCTTTGTAATGATTTTTTGTATTGAAACACACTTCTTAATTTAGTAATAGCACCTGTGATAGCCCCGCTACTACCAGCACCTGATATAGAATCCCCATGCATTATAAGAACAACTTTATCGTGTATCTTAAATGTGGTCATAAAGCTTCTAGGAATATGGAACTCTATGTTTTTTTGATTCTTACAGAAAGAAGCAATCCATTGATATAGCATATAATCCCAATCCATGTACTTGTCTTTCATAGGAGGCTTTCTAGTCATCCTACCATGATTACCAACTACACATGGGACTTTGATTTTTGTAAAATGTGGGGCTAAGTACATCAAGGCTTGTCCTATAATACTAGCTCCTCTAATCATTTGCTCCATACAGTTAGCCATATTAGACCTAGCCAACTCTTCGTGTATGTCTCCACTAATCATATCTCCTAACATAGGAATAATTAGTTCGTCTACCGGAGCTATTTGTCTTCTATAAGATGCATGTTTTATTATTTGATTAGCCCAACCATACATACGTCTATTAAATATCTCGAAATTGTACTCATTCAAGTTTCTCATCTGTTCTTTATACACCTGTTCCCCTACGTGAGTATCAGATAAAGGAGTCACCATAATTTGTTTTTGATGTCCAAAAGGAGTCTTTTCAGTTTTATCTAGGTGTTTTAATGGGACAGCTGGGAAAGCTTTAGTAAATTCTTGAATAGTTTCAACAATAAGGTCTTGTTTAGTATTCTCTTTTAAGGATTGTTGATAAAGTTTTTTATAAAAATTAGCTTCACTTTTATGTGTTGCGACTTTTTTATCGAGTTTTATTCGGTCAGATAAATTATCTTCCTGCGGTAAGTCCTCTTGATTGTCCGCCCAAACCTGTTTGTCGTACCACCTTTGAATGGTTGTTCGATGAACTTTCGTTCCGTACTCTTCTTCTATCCATTTTGCTAAGTTGGTCCATGTCCAACCTAGTGCTCTCCTTCTTTTTATCTCTGAGTGAGCTATTTGTGGAATCATAATGCCTCCGTACTGTGACTACTAATATCTTACCACAAGTAAAACATTGTAAGTCCTTATCTTCGTTTTTATACATATGACCTCTACATTTAGAACATAGACTATCATATAACTTAGGGAAATTCAACACTTATTTGAACTCCCTTTCTTCTGTTTCCTCTTCTATCTCATCGCTAACATAATTACCTTGGTCTTTGGCACCGCCTCTTTCCAAAGCATCTGCTTGATATCCACCCATCCAAGTTTTCATATAATCAACACGAGCAACGTTATCATTCATTGCAGTAGAACTAGTTTGCTGTCTAAATTTTTTGCCTTCTTGAAATTTTTTCTCATCTTTTTCAAGAGCCTTAACAACAAAAGAGGTCAAGTTTTTTATCATTTTACGTTCTGGAGAATTGCCAGTTATAAAATCTGCAAGTTTATCTATCCCGCTTTTTTTCTTTCGTGTTTTTCGTTTCTTCTGACTACCCCCACCATGCGTTGGAGAGTATATACCAGAGTTAGTTGAAGTAAAGACAGTGCCTGCACCACCTCCAAAAGAACCTGAAGTAGCGGCTCCGCCACCCCCACCATTTTCTTTCTTAATTTGTTTATTCTTTTTATTCATCGTCTAAATTAATTTTTGTTGGTTCTGTAGGTTTCCTATTGCCAGTTTGTTTCACTCTACTAAATCTAGTAGGGTCTCCAAACACAGCTTTTTCAATTGTAGTTATACCATTCCCAGACAATTGTGCGATGTAGTCTACATTATTTTCAGAAAACCACATTTGTGTCATGTCTGGAGCCACCTCTTTTATTAAAGGCGAAGCAAATCCCTTTTCGTTTAAAGATTCAATCCACGTTTTAGATAAAGTCAATTGATTTTTTTCTCTAGCTTCTGTATAAGCATCAATGTCTCTCTCCTCATCGGGGTGCTTATCAGACCAATCCGGGGTTACTCCTCCAGTTCGTCCTTTAAACTTCCTCTGTGAAGGAGGCTTATAAGCTTTTTGCATTGCTTGAATAGGCTCTGCCCCTTCTTCAGGGTCAACAGGTCCTTCTTCTTGAGCCGTTGCAGCTTGTTCTTGAGCCATTTGCATTTGTTGTTCTTCTTGCTCCATGGCTTTTCTAGTTTGCTGAATACCCAATGCAGTTTGCTCTGCTTGCATTTGTGCTGTAGGTACGGGTTTACCACTAACAATAAAGTCCGCTTCCCAAAATGGAACATCTTGTTCTTTTAGCTGTACATCAAAACCTAATTGCGAAAATTGATTAGCAATAGCTATTTTCTGTTGGGCAAAAGAAATTCGTGTATTCTCTGCTTTTTCTTCTGGTTGAGGTAACTGTATGTCATAATCAGTTATACCAAATGCCTTTAGGATTCTTGGGAATACCTTTTCATGTATTAGTCTTTGGTCACTTTCTACAACTCGGCTCATCACCACTAGTTGTTGTGTTTGTGACGACATACCACCAAAAGCATCTGGAGCTCCTTGCCATGCTGGAGTAACACCCCACATAGCTGCCACACGTTCTCTAATTTCCTCACGTACTGGCAAATAATCCATTTCTTGTAACGTATGGAACAGCCTCACCATATCCACCCTACCTCTTTGGTTTCGTGCTGAGACTGCTACCATCGGAACATAATTGGGGTCTAATCGAGTTTGAGCTGCAATATGTTCTCTTTCTCTTCTTAGACTCTCTGGGTCATCTGTAGTGACCATAATCATTGAAGCAGGCATTTTTCTTTCATAAAAGAATCGGTATAAATTTTTATCCATACCAATTAAGGTCAACGCCTTTTCAAATATTGTAAGTATTGGAGACCATCCGTATGTTTCAGATGGAGAAAATTTAGATAAATGAATAACTTCAGTATCTGTAAAATACATATGTTGATTTCTGTGGTAGTATTTATACATCGCAGGAACCAACTTCACATTACAATTCTCATCTTCACAAGTCCCCGGAGTTTCTTGTGTGAGCTGTCTATGAATAGTACATATAAAATGGGCATTTTTAGGTAGCCCGGCTTGGTCTAAATCAAACTCTACAAGAGCTGGATTTAATCTTCTAATTTCCTGTAATCGAGAAGAAACATTACCATTTCCTTCATCTTTATATTCTTTAGCTAAGTACAAAAATGCATCGTCTAAAGAATTTAAATCCATGTGGAACTGTCTTAGTACCTCTTCTAAACTCTGGTCAAAAACATTACAGTCGGATAACCAAGTTTTTAATTTAGTAATTTGCTCTTTATCAGAATTTTCTTTATTAGGTATTATTTCTATACCCCGCCTAAATACTTCTCCTGTAATATGGGATAAAGGTCCACGAATTTCTTCTACAGACATAACAACCGTTTGTAAATCTTGAACTAACTGTTGACGATACGCCATTTGATGACGTACCCATGTATTTACAATTTGGTCCAGTCCAACAGTAGGAGCACTACCAGTATCCCCGGTAGATTTCATAACATCTAATAAACTAATTTGTTTGTTCAAATCAGCCATTTGTTGCTGCATCTGAGGAACTTGTGGTAGATATTCAGATAATTTCATTATTAATCCCTGCTTAGTTTAGTAATATCTTGCATAGACACTAATTTTAGTATGTTGTCCATCGCTTTGTCTTTTAATTCAAACTCTTCAGAATGAGAAGCAACCTTTTCAATCTTGGTTTTCTCTTCTTTTAGTTTACTTAACTGGTCTTTTAAATCTTCTATCTCTTTATTTTTAGTCTCAATTTCATACTCTAATTCAGCAGTATCCACGTCAGTTGATATGTTTATATTCTCCAACACACCTTGACTAGCCGCTTCTTTTATTAGAGCAATAAATTGCCCCTCTGATAATACAACAACCGCTGAACTATCGTCAGAGATATCTTCATCAGCATTCATAGTTTTTAAATCTTCATGCCAAGTGTTTAATATTCTCCAAGTTCCAGTGTCATCTTTAGCAGCTACATATTGCTGACCGGAATCAGAAAGCATATTTCCTATTACCATTAACTTCTCCTAATACTTCTCTACTTATATTATACTCTATTTTTCTAATTTATCTTCTACCAGTCAATTCTTGACGAAGTTGATTGTTTTCGTGTACATATTTTTCTGCTAAATCTGTGTACAAAATAGTCAATTTGTCAATTTTTTCTGTTAAAAGTAATATCTTAGATTTCAAGTCTTCTTGACTATCTAAAATATCTGCGATACCCTTCATCTCTTCCTGATGATTATAGTATGTATTATCAAATTTTTTTCGTTCTTCGTTATCCAATTTAACCCCCTATGAAATTAAACAGGCACTCCATCCGCAAGACTTACAAGTCTCACAGCCATCCGCAAACACTACATTAGGTGTAGTACAACATTTTATATCAGTTGTTTTATTTATAGCTTCTTCCTCTATTTCAAAACCAGTCAATGTTGGTTGCTCTGATTTGTCTGCGTTACCTTTTACAAGGACTTCTTTCTCCCGGCTCCCTGCTCTATAGACGGTAATTCCCTTACATGCCTCTTTCCATGCTAACATATAAGCGTCTTCTACGTCTTCTCGAGTAGCTGAGTTTGGGAAATTAATTGTTTTAGAGATACCTGAATCACAAGCTTTTTGAAAAGATGCTTGCATAAGAACATGGTCTTTTGGAGATATTTCCGGTGCTGTGGCATATACTGCCTTAGCCCAATCTGGAACTTCCGGTACAGTGGCTAGTGTTCCACCATCCGCTAAGTAGTCCATTAAATCTTCTGAATAAAAACCGTGCTTCCTAGCGTCTTCTTCAAAATACTTGTTTACGTAATTTAAAGTTTTTCCTTCTAATATATTTTGTTTTTTCCAAGCCAATGCAAAAGTAGGTTCAATCCCACTAGATGTATCAGCTATCATTGATATTGTTCCTGTAGGAGCAACTGTTAGCCTACAGTGATTTCTAAATTTTTGAGTTGCTTCATCATTGAAAGGAACATTGTATGTACTTTTTTCCCATGCTGGGAAAGTTCCTCTAGACTTAGCCAATTCTTTAGATTCATCATCCGCCCATTCTCTAACAGATGTCATTAGTCTGCTTCCGGCTTCTCTAGCAAGTTTTGAGCCATAAGGTACTTGCATTTGTATTAGTAAATCAGCAAACCCCATAATCCCTAGCCCAATTTTTCTAGTTGCTTTTGTCATTTTTTCTATATCTGAAGTTGCATATTTGTTAGCATCAATAACATTATCTAAAAAGTGGACAGACTTTCTAGTTACCCACTCTAACCGAGCCCAATCTATTTTTTCTTCCCAACCATGAGTAGGTCCATCTGACCTTTGGTAAAATTTTGCTAGGTTTATAGAACCTAAGTTACAAGACTCATTTCCTAATAAGGGTTGTTCACCACAAGGGTTTGTAGCAATCATTTCACCATATTCTTTTTGGACATGGTTGTCTTTGTTTACTTGGTCTAGGAATATCATGCCGGGTTCACCGTTTCTCCAAGCCCCTTCTACAATTTTATTAAATACTGCTCTAGCATTAAGTGTTCCGTCAACCTTATTATTTTTTGGATTAATTAACTTGTAATCCATATTGTTTTCGACTGCTTGCATAAAGTTAGAATCCACTCCAACAGATATGTTAAAGTTATGAATATCCCCCTCAACTTTTTTGCAGTCAATAAAATCTAAAATATCAGGATGGTATATAGACATTACTGCCATATTAGCACCATCTCTCTTTCCGCCCTGTGTAATCATAGATGACACCCTTGATAGTGTCTTTAGTACTTCTATAGGACCACAAGCAATCCCATGAGTAGATTGTATTTTATCTCCTTTAGGTCTCAGGTTAGACAACGCAAAACCTGTCCCGCCACCAAATTTTTGAACCATAGCACTGTCAGTTGCAGCCTTCATTATACCTTCCATGCTATCTTCTAAAGGTAGTACGAAACATGCTGAAAGAGTTCCTTGTTCTGTTCCCGCATTCATTAGTGTTGGGGAGTTAGGAATAAACTCTAAATTAGACATTATGGTATAAAAATCTTTTTCTGTTAGTTGAGCATCCACAGGCAATTTGCCATAGTCTGTATCTACTTTAGATACCGCAGCAGCAACTCTAGAGAATAGCTCTGAAGAATCTTCTATAATATCTCCGTTAGTGTCTTTTAAATAATACCTATGACTAAGAATAACTTCTGCTTGGTCTGTGATTATACTTTTACTTTCTGTGCGTGTTTCTATTTTATTCTTTGATATCATTTAAAAATTCTCCTATTAAGTTATTCTATTGTTGTCTATGATTGCAATATAGACAAAGACCTCTTTCTGGAACCCAAAAAGAAGGGTTACAAACAGGGTCACCACATTGCGGGTTTGGTGCAGAAGTAGCCCTCTCACTCGGATTAACTGGTATCATTTGCAAAGAGTTAATTTCTGGGTCTGCACCCTTCCGTTCATTATCCATTTGCCTACGACTCTCCGGGCTCTCCCCGGGACTCAAAGCGTTAAACCAATCCGAAGCATTTCCTAAATCTACAAACTTATACGCTGTATCATGTGCTGCCTGTAAAGCCATTGCAATTGAGAAAAAAGCATCCCCATGACCCATTGGAGTATCAGGAGCTTTCAATTCGTTGCTTACAGACAGAATCTGTTGTCTCTGTCTTTCGTCTTTGATTAGTTTTAATATACCAGAATGAACAAAATTTTCAAAGACAGAAGCCATAGTATTTTTAGTTTTTTGTGAAAAATGCATAGGCATCCATCTAGCGTCTAAACCACGGTCTTCTAATTCCCCTCTAGTGTTATCAACATAACCTGAAGTTAAATTAAAATTATCGGCTACTTCATTTAAATATTCTATCTGGTCTGAATAACTCCAACCATCTAAGAAAGAGTGGTGAATTTGTTTTATATCATCACCTCGTTTTCTAAACAAAACTAAATGAGATGGGTGTTTTTTCTTTCCTACATCAAACCCACCAAATATATAATCATCGGGTTTCAAGTCTGTATATTTTTTGGTTGCTGGAAGAGACCTTAAAGTATCGTCTTCACACTTTTCAATGTCTTCAACATCAAAATAAGACTCTGTAGCAAAATGTGGAATCAACATAAACTCTGAAGCAAAAGATTTAGGTCTAGCTTTTTGCTGTGCTAACAGGTACTTCTCACTCATTATCTCTGGAGCTAAAACTCTTCTTCCCGGCACTGGGTCTAGTGCGGGTAGTACTCTAGCTTTGAATCGTTCATCATCTTGTAACTTAGCCAGTATATCGTTTGGCATCATTGGTGTCCCAACAACTATTACTGGGGCTTCCTTTAGAGGAATGAACATAGACTCTGTCATAAAGTGGTCTTCTACTTTAGTTATCTGTCCCATATTCAATGGGTTCTCAGGGTCTCTCAAAACGTCATCAGCAATTAGTGCCCCATTCACGTGCATACCTCGTTTGAAAGAAAACAATCCACCATGCATGATTTCCATAGGTTTATTGTTTTTATAAAATCTAGCCGAAAAATCAGCTTTTGGGTTTCTGTTTATAAGTAACTCTGGGATAATTGGATTTCTTGCGACAATCTTATTTATCTCTGCAATATGGTATTTAGCCATACCATCACTATAAGAAAGATAAAGTATGGACATATCTCTAGGAGCCTTCAGCAATCTCCAAACACTAAATGCATGCCCTAAAATTGTAGATTTAAAATGTCCACGAGGGAGAATACCTACATAATTTAAGCCAGTTTCTAAACATTCTTCAATATCTTCAGCAAGTAGACTTACATGCCAAGCTTTGAAATACTCTGGGTTATCATACGAAAGAGCCCATATGTTTTCAATAAACTCTCTAAAGCTCCCTACTTCATATCTTTTTTGTTCTAGTAATCCATCGGAAAGCATATCAAATGCTCCTCCGACACTAATAATGTCTTTAGCCATTGCTATATGTCCCTATGTTTTTGTTCGATAGATTTAAGTTTTACACCAATTCTCTGTAGAGTAGCTTGGTCTGATATCTCTTCGATTAAAACAGACATAATATCTTGAACAAACTCTAGATTTATCATGCCTTGAAGAACCTCTCGCTGCCCTTTTATACCAATGTCAGCTGCCCTAGCGGCATCCAACGCTCGGTCATAATGCAACTCACTCATTTCTCGTACTGCTTTATTAGCTATTTCAGTATAACCATCTAACTGTTCAGATTGTAACCTAGCAAATCTTTGGCCTTCTGATTCAGCTAAACTTCTTTGGGTATCTGATATAGCTACAGCTTTTTGTTCTCCCCATTTATCTTTCTTAGCCCACATATATATAGTAGGCGGGGAAACAGCATGCTCTTCAGTAGAAATTTCTTCCGCTATTTGTTTAGCAGTTTTATCTCCTTTAAGAAACAATTCCATTGCTTTAAGTTTAATTTCGTCTGGTATATGTTTAGGCATAATTAATCGTATATACTATTGCTATCAAGGGCTCCGTATCCATCGTCAGATACATGTTGAGAATCTATGTTCCCACCTAACGGACTTCCATCTGAGTTTAGAAATTGAGAGAAATCCCAGTATCCTGTTTTATCTGTATGAGCTGTGTAACAACTTGGAACCTTCACCTTAGACCCACCGGGCAATCTTATTTCATTGAATTGCATCCCTATTTCACCTCTAGTACATACCCCAGCCCAAACATGTTCTTGTTCATTGATTGGCGTGTAATTTTGTCTCTTCAATAAAGTTCCTGTAGTTCTCTGTAAATTTTTTACTTGTTGGTTACTACCACATTTAGCAAACTTACACCAAACAACAGCACCATACTCTTTTTTTACATCTTCTATAGTTGGAAGTTTCTTAGGAAATTTATCTTCATACTTTCTTTTAGGTTCTTCCTTCTTACCCGGGAAAAACATTTGAAATCCTCTTACTACTTTACTTAGTCCACCTGCACCTATCATACTAGAACCTCCTTTTGTTCCATAATGCGAGACATGCTGCGTCTGCATAATCCTGTTCGGGGAACTTATCTCCCCACTTTTCTATTACATATTTCATTATATCTTCTTTTTTAGCATTTCCTTTGCCTATCACAGCTTTTTTCCAAGTTCCATGAGGGACAAAAGAAGTTTCAATATTAGCTTTAATTAAGAATGCCCAGACTGCTCCAACGACTCGAGAAAGTTTTGTCATATTGTTAGAGTTTCGTCCAGCAGGTACTGAGTCTTCTAAAGCGGCATATCTAGAGTCGATATCATCCAAACCTAAACTAAAGCTTTCTAATAACTCAGGAAACCTATCAAAATAATTTGCTTTTCTATCACATTCCCATTTATACATCTCTGTAATTTCTTCCTTTTCATTTATAACTACAGCATGGATAGCAAATGAGGATGTATCTAATCCTATAAATTCCATACTATATTATACTAAAAACTAAATACTTTCTGCTCTTTTAGTACGTAAAGTAACCACTCTACTCACAGTTTGATAAGCAGTTGTATAGGTATTTAGTAACCCTTGAAACTTTTTTAACTCAACCGTTTGGTCAATTATATCTTTTTTCTGTTCTCTTAATTCATCAAATCTAGTCATAACTTCACCTCTCAACTCTTCACGAGTAGGTTTTTTTACTCCAGATTCTTCATATTCTTTCGCCACTGTGTGTAAAGCTGTGTTGTATCCTTCATTAAAAGCTGCTTCTAATGCCCCCACAACAGCTTCAATATCCGCAAGTTTAGTTTCTAATGAAGCTTTATATCCACCATAAATAACTAAAAACTTTTCTAGTTCATTATCAGGATAACTTGCTAATTCCCCAAATACTAAATCATGTGTTTTAGGAAGATTTGGGTCAAAAATAGGAATCCCAAAAGACTCTACATTCTTTCTAGCCCTCCCAATTGCTTTTATGGGAGTCCAATGTGTATCTCTTTGTTCCATTATGAGGCACCTCCTACTTTTTTACAAGCACACCATGACGTACCTGTACAACTTTCAGGTCTTGCCAACATGTCTTGAATTTTAAAACATCTATTTAAAATATTATTCCATTTTTCAATATCTCTTTGAACAATGAAAGTTTTTATTTTCTGGTCATTTTTATTCTCATACAAAACAGTGCCTTGATTATAGTCTCCTATATTCAAATAAATTTGTAATTGTACTTCATGTTCTGGTTTAGGGGATTTCAACTTATAAAACCCTGAAGTATTAATAGATTTTAATTCTATAGGATGTTCTCCGTAGTTATAATGTTGAACTAAAAAGTCTATTCTCCCGGAAATAGGAGGAAGGTCTTGCTTAACCACAACCTCTCGGTCAATTAGTATCTTCATATCATCTAACCATTTATCTACCCTGTCTTCTAAAGAACTTCCATTTTGAAATATTCTTTCTAAGTTAGGAGATAGAGTTTGACTGACCATTTTGCCATTATAGCAAAGCCATAAATATCTATCACAAGGGTTTCCTAATGCTGAAGGATAAAAAACCCCTTCTCTAGGGGCGTCCATAACACCTTCTAAGTGGTCATCTATCTGATTCATTAGCCAAGAATCTTCATTATAAAGACTCTTTTTTTTAGTTTTTGTTTTTACTGGTCTAATTTGGTTAATTCCAGCCATAATTTCGCCTTTATTTTTTCTAACGTAGTTTCTTTTATATGTATAATATACTCAATATCTTCCATCAATAATAAGTCATCATCTCTTTTTCTATCTCTTTTTGATAGATGTCCATACACTCCATCTGCTTCTACAACCATTTTTATTTCTGGGATGTAAAAATCTACTATGTATGGATGATAGTAAACTTGTTGGTCATATCTCATACCAAACTCAGACAAACAATTTGCAATCAAATTTTCTTGGTCTGTATAATCTCTAGGAGGTAAGTTCATCTTTTAGTTTTTCAAACAATTTTTCATCTTCAATAAACTTCTCTTTCAATCCATTCATACCCATAACTTTTACATCACCATATGTATACCATGCACCTGCTTGAGTAATTATTTTTTGGTCAATACCATCTCTAAGATAACTTTCAATAACATCAATCCCACCCTCAACTCTGAATGGAACTATGGCAGAATCCCAATTCTCTCCTCCAGTCTTGGTCTTCCTAAGTCTAATGTTCATATTAAATCCAACTTTTTTGTCCTTCTCTTCTATCCAACCTTTTCTTTGGACTTGTAATATAGAATGAGCAAAGTAAACTTGTCCTTGACCCGCAGGCATATTGTCTAATGCTACAGGTCCCATACTAGCACGTACTTGGTTTATAGCTACAAAAGCTGAACCATGCTGTAAGTAGGGGAAAAGTTTGGGGAAAGAACTATTTACAAATCTTGCTTGCCAAGCCATTGGACTATGGGCAAAGTCACCTTTAGCAACTTCTTCTGAGATAGCAGATGGAATTAAACCTGCAATACTATCTAATACTATAACTTCAAAGCCTTCTAACATTGCTTCTCTAACATGGTCTAAAGCTTCCTCACCTGTCGTGGGTTGAGAAACCAATATCTTAGTATTATCTACCCCGCATCTTCCCATCCAGTCTTTATCGTAAGACAATTCCGTATCTACCCAAACAGCTTTACCACCCATTTTTTGAGCATTAGCTACTATTTGAGACGCTAAATAAGACTTTCCTACATTAGTTGGACCATATATAAGAGTCATTTTCTTAAATGGAATACCACCTCCAGTAAGTTTATCTAGAACGGGAATATCAAAAGGTATTCTATTATTAACAAATGTGTCACTATCACCCCTAACAAACTTTAGGGATTTCTTTTTTAGTAGCTTTTCTATAGCTTCTTCAGCACTATTTTCCATTCTTCAATCTCCTTCTAATTGCTTCTGCCCATGCAAAGTAAGTAGCACAGGTTTGTACAATTTCAATAAATAATTTAGTATCACTGTAACCAAAAATTTCTTCAGCTACTTTCCCATGTTTTTGTGTGGACAATAAATTCCACCAAGAATCATCATGGTTCTGTTCCCCAAAAGAAACGTCTTGACGTTCACGTTCAGCTAAAATAGCTTCTAAAACAATAGCTCGTTCGGAAGAATTATTCTCCATTGTCTAACATTTCTTCTATCTGTGAGTCTACCTTACCTTTTATAAACTCCCACATCACATCAGCTACTTTTTTAGATTCTTCTAACTGCGGTTCTATAGGAAGTTCCGTATCTATCTGGTCAACAGATAAATCTACTCTTCCATATTGGTTTTGTTCTAATGGACCTACTCTAAATGTAAATCCTAAATGGGCACTAACTTTTGGCATTTGAGACCTCCTTTGGTCTAGCTTTGTATATTTTTAATATTTTCTTTTTACTAAATCTATAGTTGTGTCCTAAATGATATCCTTCGTGTTTCTTGCAATAATAAGAATCGATGTTTGAAAACAAAATCTGCTCTCTGTAAAGGGCCAGAGCAGTCTCTACATCGGACTTACACTCATATATTATTTTGAAATCACAATTCATTTCTTATTCTTCTAACTTTGAAATAGGTAAGTTCCACATATCTACTAACGTAGTAAAATTATTAGACTTATCTACATCTCCTTTATCCCATTTAGTTGCCTCTTCAAAATAAGCTTTTGCGTTTTTACTCCCTAAATACCAAACGTTTTTTAGGTTTTTATAAGCCTTCTGACCATTTGATTTTTTTATATTTTCACCAAACTCTAAACTTATAAAAGCATATTTGTCGGGATTCTGGTGGGTACTAGTGTTTGCTACTGAAACATCATAGTTTGATTTGGGAGCCACCGTTCTTCTTTTAGTCTTTACTTCAACTTTTTCATTATTTAACACTACGTCATAATCTTTTCCTCCAACAATTGATGCACCTGTATAAGCACAGAAAGCTTCTTCTCCTAAAAACCCGGCTAAGTTTCCTGTTCCTTTTGTTATAGAGTTTTTTATAGCCCCCATTTGGGTAGCTCGAACCTTAGCTCTATCTATCATTTCTTGTGTGTGAGGTATTATTATCATTTACTATTCTTATGGTCATCTAATAAATTATCAATGTCAGGTCTATTATCCCAAAAACTTTCTTTATAACTTTCATATTGAGCAAAATAATCAGCATAATCACCTTTTGATATTTTGTTACCCACT